AGTATGGGCTATACCCACGAGCATCTAGCTTACGTGCTTCTTGTAGTAACGAATCATACGTTGTATGAAACGTTTGTGGTCTATCGTTTTGGCCTAGCTTGACCGCAAATAAACAGTAGTATCCTTCATTCCCCGTTACTTTATCGAGAAATACTTCTGCTTCCATAATACATTCCTAATTCCGAGAGTAGAGATAGCAGGGGCGCATGACGCGCCCTTTTCGGTAATACCTAGCTAAGTTTTTTGGACTAGTCGTCCCAGTCGTCTACGATTGATGCAATATCAGCGTCAGACTTTTTTGGTTTTGGTGTTGCTTTTTTACTGACTTTTGTAGGTTCAGGAGTCTTTTCTTCCCCGAACTCAGCTTCAATCACATTGGTTGCTGATTTAGTTTCTACAACTTCAAAAGGATTATCTTCAGAAGAGAACTCAAACCCACCTTCAACGGCAGAGAACGGTGACGATGCTTCCATTGGTACGTACTTAATAACCTGTACCGCTTTCAAACGCAGTGAGATTCCTGCTTCACGCATGTTGTAAGGTACAAATATAACCGCAACATTAACTGTACTGCCAGTAGTAAGCATGAAATCTTCAGGTAGTTTAACGCCTTTGGAATCATATTGTACAGGTTTAAATGTGGCTTCCTTACCATAAGCACCTTTCAGGGTAGCTTTATAAGTATACATACCATCATCATCTTTGGCGAATGGCATCTCAACTTTCTCAGGCCAACCTTTTTCTTTACGTGCTTCATACGCCTGACACATACCCAAGTATAATTCTTTGGCTTGGTCTTTGGTCATACGAAACTTCATCTCGTATTTAGCGCCATCTTCAAATGGGTCACATGGTACAGTACGATTCTCAGCGTTATCGAACTTGTATGTTTTGTTAATACGAGGCCACTGAGCCTCAACGTTTTGTATCATAAAAGTGCTATTTTGATTAGCCATAACTATTTACCTTAATAAAATTAATTCGCGTTTAACTCAAACCCACCCTCAACAGCAGAGAAAGGCGATGGTGCTTCACTAGACGTAGAGACAACTGATGATATAGCTGTCATTGTGTCTTCATGTGTTACCATATCGCTTACCTTAATCCCCATATCTACATCTAATGGGCGCATAGGTTTGAAATAAAGTTTAGGTACTACACTGTCTTTATCGAAATATACATTCGTAACTACAGCAATACATGCCATATCATGTGTAGATAAGTGTCTAGCGTAGGCTTGCATGCCCATATTGCCATTCACCACCTTACCAAATATTGAACTGGCAGGTATCTGCAACTGATATACTTCTTCGAGGTCGCCCTCAAATACAACTGCGAGTCGTTGTTGAAACCGACAAGCCCTACCACCATTCTCACCAGAACCACGTACGTTTTGTGTGCAATCCATACACCTACGTGCTTGCACGTTTTCCTGTAGTACTTTCTGAGATGGTCGTTGTGTATCATCAGACCAACAGATGGGGGCAGTAGACTTGTTAGGGTCAAACTGATTCCCAAAATATGATCTAGATACAGGTGCCGCATTCACAATGATTACATTTAAATTATCTGACGGTAGCACTTCTGGTTGGCTACCCCCAAGCAAGCTAAACTCACCACCACGTATGCTCAGCCTTCTCACTAGAAATCCTCATCTAGCATATCTTCAGGGTCAAAATTAGGCTTTACTTCTTCGCTCTTGTTAACCTTACGAAAAGCCTGTTCAATCCCTTTTAAGTCATAGCGATACGTACTACCGATCTTTACATATAAATCATCGGGTATTGTCCCTTGACTTAACCAAGCCCTTACTGTGTGTTTTGAGACACTAAACCTTTCGGCTACATCTCCCACGGGTACAAATTTATCTGACATCATTTTCTCCTCACTGATACAACATATTCAGAATCTACGTTTAATCCCTTCGGTACTTTGTCGGGGTTCTCTTCTAGGTACTGCTTTATGTTGTTCTGATTAACACGTTTATCTAACAACTCTGGCACTTCGTTCTCCAATATAAACTCATGCATCGAAGACCAATCACTAGTCCAGTAACGTGTCCTAGCAGAACGGTAAAACAAACCTGCTGAAGTCTTTACACTATCAACCCCTTGCTCTTCGCAGTATGCCAACAAGGCTTTCTTAACCTTATCCAACTGATCTGAAAGCGCGGAGTCTTTCTCTTTAAAGTCTGCTGATAATTCTGCACGCCTATCTTTAATCTTTAAATAGACAGCCGTCAGTTTCTCAGCGTTTGGTACATCGCTCATCTTTCGCTCCTTAGTAACAGGGAATACGACTTTAGTGTAGAAACGTGAACTAGTCAAGTATTTCTTTATATAAGTCTATCATCTTTGTGTGAATGTCTATTCTGTTATCTAATAACGTGTAAACACGTCTTTCCGCGAACGATCCTTGCAAGTGTACCACCGTACATTTTTGATCTTGACCTGATCTATGTACCCTAGCATTCGCTTGCGCGTACGTTTCTAGCGAACTGGTCGGTGCCCACCATACTACGGTGTTAGCCGCTGTAAGTGTTACACCATGTGCCGCTGACTGTGGCTGAATAACCAACACCTTGGGGTCATCTTGTTCTTGAAACCGTTTAAATATGTCTGTTCTTCTAGCCGCAGGTACGTCTCCACGTATAACCTCAGTAGTCAACCCATCAGCACGTAGTTTGGCAGTAAGCATGTCAATGGTGTGTTTAAAGGGTACGAACACTAATACTTTCTTACTAGACTCGTCAATTACTTCTCGGAGTACCTTATACCGTTTAGTTATATCAAACTCTAATGCATCACCATTATCGGTATATACTGCACCAGAAGATATTTGCAGTAGTTTGTTCATGTTAACTGCCGCATTCGCAGCTGTAATTTGCTCGCCCGCTGCTTGCATGACCATCTTACTCTTCAATTCTTTATAGTATTTCTTTTGTTGTGGGGTCATATCTACTTCACGGTGCACATATACCATAGGTGGTAAGTCTAAACACTCATCTTTTGTAAACCGTATAGCAGGTTGCAACGCTTTGTGAACTGTTTCGGTAGCATCTTCTTTTGGTATCCACTTAAAGTTAGTAATCTTAACCATTACTTGATCTCTGAACGACCCAAAGAACCTAGGTACTCTGTCCTTGTTAACTAGTTTAGCTATGCCATACGCATCCGTAGGACTCTGTGCCGCAGGTGTACCCGTCATCATCCACAACCACGTATCTTTACTAACTAACTTGGCTAATGTCTTCCATCGTTTTGTCTGTACATTCTTGTAGTGTGTAGCTTCGTCAACGATTATTAAGTCAAAGCCCCCTTCCTCTACAGCGTCTTGTACAATCTCCACACCATCGTAATTTATTATTACAAAGTCAGCATCGCCCGCTATTATTTCTCTACGCTTCTTGGCAGAACCATACGCCACATCTACCTTGCGGTGCATAGCAAAACTGAACAAGTCATTGCGCCATGCGGACTCCATGATAGATAGCGGACATATAACTAACACTCTATTTACCTTACCTTGGTTTAGTAGGTAATCTGCCGCCCATATAGCACTGGCTGTCTTGCCTGTCCCCTGTTCATTAAAACAAAAAGACTTTTTATTTAGTGTCATAAAACTTGCGGTAGCTTTCTGGTGGTCGTATGGGTCATACCTACCTGTCCACTCATACCTACCTTCTATTGGTGAGGGTGCATTGATACCTATGTTACGTAGTACCTGTACCTCATCTACTCCCCAGTTAACTAATACTTCATGTTCTGATAACGTCTTACTCTTAGGTATAACACTCGTCACTTTACCCGGATTACGCAAGTTAAGTAGCAGTGCTTTGTTATCTACAATCTTCAATTTTTATTCTCCATAGGTTAACCTCGTAAAGCGGTCTTCGCTTACGATTAATGTAGCCCCGCTTCGTCTGTAGATGGGGCTAGGTCTAGTATGAACAGAGTAACAATCAACAATACCTGACAAACTAACTTGATTTTATGAAGTGTCCTTCTAGGGAGGAAATAGTCCCTTACTCCATTTTGTTTAAAGACGCATCAAGCTAAGCGTCCGAGAGTGAATTACTTTTTAGGCTTATGCCCATTACGAGACCTATTCTTACTAGGGCTTTCTAATTTATATCCATCTTTATTACTGCCACCATCTTTTAACATCTTGTTATGACTGATGTCTTTTCCTTTACGTGCGGCTTTACCATTCTTCTTATCGAACGCTCGTCTAGCACGTTGGCGTTCCATTCTTCTCTCAAACGTGTCACTACCAACG